GCAGGGGCGGCATCATGGAAAGCAGGGCCGTTCAGCTGCAGTGTTCTTATGCGGAACATGAGGATATCCTAAAACTTTTAAAGATGCTTGTCTCATTCCGGGTTGAATGAGGCGGGCATTTTTTTTACGGGGATCGTATGGAGTTATCAAGGGTTGTCCGCTTGCTGTCCGGTTTATGACCAGGGGAAGGCCGTACGCTGTAATTTAGACGTGTTAAATTTGTATTGTGGAAAGGAATAGAGAGGGACGAAAAGCCGCTGACTCTTGTCAGCGGCTTTTGGCATTCTTCAGCCACGGAAGCAAGGCAAGCAGACGGGGGAGGGGGGTGATACCATTGCGCAATGTCGGAGCCGGTGAATTAGAGATGCTGGAATGGTGTGCTTTATGAGAAGCGCAGTGACAGCCAAGCTGCTGGAGGCTGTGCCTAGCTTGAAAGCGATCTACAACTCTGCTCAGGAGATTAGAGATGGAGCATTACTTCCATACGCCTTGTATTTGTTGGGCGAGGAAGGAAGCGGCGCTTGGTCGGGCTTGAGACAAATCATCGAGCTGTGGCCTTATGTGTCCCGCTCCAGCCCGGGTGAACTGGACGGTCTGAGCGAGCAAATGGTCCATGCGCTGGACAAGCAGCTGTTAACTGCGGAGACGGGGGAAAGGTTCCTGTGCTTATTTGAGGGAACCGCAGGAGCGGATGTGCTCGATGAGCCCCGGGACGCGGTGAAGCGAGGATTGCGGTTCGCCTTGATCGTGCCGCAATTTATAAGCCGGGCGGGGCAGATCAGCAGCGATCCTTGGCTTAACGCAATCCAGCAATGGACGCAGGGCGTGCTCGGTCCGGCTTGGCAGGTTCATAATGGCAGCTGGCTGCCAGGCTACGAGCCTCCAGCAGTGATGTGGCGGATTACTGATATGGAAACGGCACCCCGCGGCAAAACGAATTGGGAGCTGAAAAAACAATTCACCGCCTTTATCGTAGGGACGGATGCTGATCAGGAGCATCAGGCCATTCTTTCCCTTATAGAGGGTCTGGGCCAAGCCGTTAAGATTCCTTTGCAGCCTGAGGACAAGTCGTACTTAACCGTTCTTGAACCAAAGGTGAATATGAACGCGAATGGAGTAACGGAAGGACAATTGTCAGTGGCGTTTAGCCGGCGGATCACGGGCTCTCTTGATGCCGGGCCGCTAATGCAGTTTATTCAGCATACAAGATTATAAATTTGAGGTGAAGAGCTATGGCACAAAAAAAGCAGACAGCTAAAGCAGCTAAAGCTGCCAAAGCATCTGAGGCAGCTGCGCCGGTGTATCCGCTTGGTGAAATTATTCAGCAAGCGGAAGCACTGATGGGCGTGAAGCCTGAGGTGCTGGCCGGCGCATTCCATTCGATGTCTGGCGCCAGTTTGACGGTGCAGGAAGCAAGGAAGCAGGTACAACAATTTTTGAATAGGAAGGTGAAGTAATTATGGCAGCAGGAAACTGGAATTTGACGAATCAACCGGTATTGCCGGGGCTGTTCATGAACTTTGTAAGTGCGGCGGGATCAGCGATCAGGCCGGGCGCGCGCGGCGTGGTGGTCGCTCCGGTCAAGGCGCATTGGGGCCCGATTGGCCACTTTGTAGAAGTGACGAGCGAGAATGCCATCAAGGAGCTGTTCTCGAATGACGAATCCGGCGGTGCGACGGCTTATACGACATTGTTCTTGTCCTTGCTTGGCGGTGCGAACAAGCTGCTGGCCTACCGGATTGCGGACAGCTCGGCTGCACCGGCGGAACTTGCGCTGAAGAACAGCGAAGCGGACGCGGAGGATGCGTTAAAGCTTAGCGCCAAGTACGCGGGGGAGCGCGGCAATGCTTTTAAGGTGACGATTCAGCCGAGCCTGGCGGTGCCTAGTGTAAAGGAGCTCAAGCTGTATGAAGGGAACGCGCTGCTGCGCACGATTCCACTTGGGAATGGCGGTGTAGATGACGCTGTTGCCGCGATCAATGAAGATCAGGGCAATAAGTGGATCGTAGCACAGAAGCTTGCCGAAGGCGTACTCGCTGATGTATCCAGCGTCGCTCTAGAAGGCGGATCCAGCGGAATTTCAGGGATTACGAACGCGGATTATATCGCGGCTACGGAAGCTTTTGAGACGCAGGATTTCCATGTGTTAACGCTCGACGGGGTTACGGATGAGGCGCTTCGTGCAAGCCTAGTTGCCTGGATCAAGCGAGTTCGCAGCGAAGGCAAAGGCATTATGGCTACACTTGGCGGAACATTCGCGGAGGATACAGGTGCAGATGCGGTGAACAAGGCGATTGCCCGCAGCGCAACAGCTGATTTTGAAGGAATTATCAATGTTGGGACAGGGGCCGTGTTGAATGGCAAGCCGTATTCTTCCGGACAGGTCGCCTCCTGGGTGGCCGGATTGATCGCTGGACAAGCGCTCAAGGAATCTACGACGTATGCGGCTTCTCCGTTTGAAGACGTGACCCGCCGCTGGACGCGCTCGGAGCAGGAGCAGGCGGTGCAGAACGGCGTATTTCTGCTAGTGCATGACGGCCGCCGGGTCAAGGTGCTGCGCGGGGTGAACAGCTTGATTACCTTGCAGCAGGGACAGAACAAGGGCTGGAAAAAAATCCGCAAAATCCGCGTCATCGACCAGATTAATGCTGATCTGCAGCGGCAGGCGGAGGATCATTACATTGGCAAGGTCAATAACACGGAGGAAGGCCGTCAGGCGCTGATTAGCGCGGGCAAGCAGTATTTGCAGACCTTGGCTGCGGAGAGCATTATTGAGGCGACGGGCTACAATGTCACCTTGGATCCGAGATTTTACGGGGATGGCGCTATCATGCAGCCTGAGGATGATCAGGTGTTCCTGACCTGGTATGCGGATGATACTGATGTAATGGAGCAAATTTTCGGCACGTTCTACGTGCAATAAATTTTGAGGGGGAAAATATAAGATGGCACAATATCTCGATCCAAGTCGCGTCATTATGGGGACGTTCGGGCAAATTTTTATCGATGGGGTATGGCAGTCGAACCTGAATCACTTGGAGGCCAACGTAGAGGCGGATAAAAGAGAGCTCAACCTGGTGGGCACGGAATATACCGTCTTCAAGCTGGGACGCAAAAAAGGCACTGGCACGATGAGCGGCTATAAAGTCACTTCCGATATGATCCAGAGAGGCTTCCAGAAATTCAATATTATTCAGAAGCTGGAGGATCCGGAGGCCTACGGTTTCGAGCGGATTGAGCTGAAAAACTGCATGGTTGACAGAATTCAGCTGGCCAACTGGACGGCAGGGGAAGAGGTTGTTGAGGAAACGCCGTTCACCTTCGAAGGCTATGAGCTGCTTGACCCGATCCAAGGACCTTAATCATTGTTGACATTGAAAGGGGATAAACGAGTATGAGCGATGTAAAACAGTGGAACGAACAGGATATTCTCGACGGTCTCTTCGAGACGGCAGCGAATCTGCCGGAGGAGACCGTTTTTATTTCGCGGCTGAGCCTGCGGATTACGCTGTGCGGCTTGACCTCCAGCAAGGTGGACTCCATCCGGGAGCGCTGTACGATTCGCAAAACGACGAAAGGCCACGTCTCGGAAAAGATCGACAGCGAGCTGTTTAATGCAACGCTGATTAAGGAAGCGACCTCTGCTCTGGAGGTTGTGCGCAAGCAGGGCGACGGCCAGGAGCATAGTGTGAAGCTGAGCGGCTGGGGCGATGAGCGCATTACGAGCCGCCTCAAGCTGTCGGGCGGAGACGAAGCGGTGCGCCGTCTTCTGCTCGCCGGGGAGCTCGATGCCGTAGGCGATAAGGTGCTGGAGCTGTCCGGCTTCGGAGTGGACATTGCCGACCTAAAAAACTAGCAAACTCCGGCGGCATGACGACGCTCTTGTTCCATATGTGGAGCAGGCATAGTCTGCGCCCCGGAGAGTTCTGGTCTCTTCCGAAGGGAGAGCGCATGCTGCTGCGGGCTTTTACGGAGATGGAGCTGGAGATGATGTCATCTTCAGCCTCGCCGTCCGGCTCCGGGCGGAAGCAGCCTGGATGAGTCCGTATGGCTGAATTACGGCAGAAAGGAGGTAAAATGTGGCAAATCAACAGCTTCGTTCAATAGATCTAGCAGTCGACTCCCGGGATATCGATATTGCGGAGAGGAAGCTGCGAAGCCTGGATCGCATGCTGCTGCAAACCCGGCGGCGCGCCCTCGCTCTGGGCAGCACCAGGATGCGGCCGAGCATTACGTTAGAGGACCGTTTCACGGAAACGGCCATCCGGCTGAGCGCAACGATGAAGCGGCTTAATCAGGCTGCGGCCCGTCCGGTGGCCGAGCTGATCGACCTGGCGACGCCGAAGATCGCCGAGATCAGGGGCGCGCTTCAGGAGCTGAGCGGTACCCGCTGGCGGGTTGAGGTGGATGTTGCAGGCTTTGGTGCTGCGTTTGGCAGCTCTGTTGCCGAACAGATCTGCGCAGAGGGGCAAAGTTTATTGCAGCGGATTTCGGTGACTTTTCAGGAAGCTTTAGAGTGTATTTTTAATGCGTTAGAAGTTGGTGAATGTCCAGCTGAGGCGGCAGGAGAGTGCAAATGCGGAGAATCCTCGGGATGCAGCCCGCAAGAGAGCGAGCCGCTATGCGAAGGAGCGGGCAAGACGCTCGGTCAGGTATTTTTTGAGGCATTCCTGGGGCTCATTGATCCTCAACGTATTGTTGAGAAGTTCTCGAATATTCCGTGGGATACGATGATTTCCGATGCCGGGAACGCTTTGAAGGAATTCGGAAAAAAATTAATAGAGTCAATAAAATCTGATATAGTTGACGGAGCGCAAAAGGAGCTTAAAGATCAGTGGAGTAATAAATGGCTTCCGAAGATCAAGGATTCCTGGCAGAATAGCAAAGTAAAACAAGCGTGGGACAACAGCAAGGTAAAGAACGAGTGGATTCCCAAGGCCAAAGACTTATGGAATAACAGTAAAATAAAGGGCTTTATGGATAAACCTTGGGTGAAGAAGGTAACGGAGTTTATAGGCAAGGGTAAAAAGATAATAAAAATACCGGGTATTTCACAAATCCAATCAGCCCATGAGATATTTACTGCCAAGACTGATAGGGAGAGAGCAGGGAAAATAGGGGGCTTTGTGGGCGGCTTGATTGGAACGGCAGTAACGGGCTTCTTTACTAAAAACTATATAGCAACAGTAGTTGGAAATACAGTAAGTGATATGATTGGTGAAAAAATCGGGGTAGGCATATATGACTTATTTAGTGAAAAAGGAAAACGCACATTCCATGACCCACCTTACCCTCCGGGAACGACTATAGCTGATGCCTACTTAAGTGGTGGGGGAAGGAAATCGCACCCAACTACCGATATAGAACAACTCAAGCACGAGATTATTTTCGGTACTGGCAGTAAGCCTTCTGGAACCCCGTTAACGGACGAGGAGATTTTAAGTGCAGCTGAGTATTTCAAGTCATTAAATGGACCGCTCCCTGCGCCCACTGCTCCTGTACCCGTTCCTCAAGCAGCTGCACCTCAGCAAGCCCCTGAGATTATAGTAAATATGCCCCCAGGGATGGTTCAAATTCATCAGCAGCAACAGGAAATCGATATTGATAGTATTTCAAAGCAGGTTGGCTGGCATGTGACTCATAATATAAGCAGAGTACTTATAAATATGACTAAATAAGGGGGGAGCAAAGAGTGGAAATCAGGTTAAGAGATGAAGCCGCAGGCACCGATTTCGTGTTCCCCGTCAACCCGGAAGAGGTGAGGATCACTCGGGGCAAAGGCTACGAGACCTTGAATATGCTATCTTATGGGGAATTTGATATGGCAACGGCAGAGAGGGTGAGGGAAATCACCTTCTCTTCTTTTTTTCCCGCACGGTGGGGAGATGCCGAGGCTAAGCCGAGTCCAAAGGAAGCGATGCACCTCCTGACGGAGATGATGAACAGCAAGCGTCCCGTTCGGTTGATGATTGGGAATTTGGTGAACTTGCTCATCTTTATCACGGTGCATGACACTGCGTTTAAGGGCGGGGAGCCCGACGACATTTATTTCGATCTGACGGCCCGGATGTGGAGGCAGCCAAAGCTTCATACGAAGGCAGGGAGTGCTGCAGGCAGCGGGAATAGCGGTGGTGGATCGAATCGTCCTGATTTGAAAAAAACACCAAAAGCCTACACCGTCAAGTCCGGCGACAGCCTCTCTAAAATCGCTAAGCTTGAGCTAGGCGACAGCTCCAAGTGGTCGGCTATATACAATTTGAACAAGAAAACGATCGGCCCTAATCCCAATTTGGTTAAGCCGGGGCAGAAGCTGGTGATGCCGTCATGAGTTATGAGGTTGTTTTGGAGAATAAGCACTATTTAAGGGAGCTGATCGAGAGCATCTCTTTAACCGACTCGCTGGATCAGATTTCGTATGAGGCCCGCATCAAGCTGCGGGCGCCTGAATCTGGACTGGCCATTGCTCCGGGGCAGACGATTCGCATAAGCGGCGTGCCCTTTGGAGGCAAGGAAATGGTCTATCTGCTGAATCCCGGCGTGGTGTGGGAATGCATCAGCAGTAATCGCGGCAGCAAGAGCCTCAGCCTTGTGGTCTATGATCGGACGATTTACCTCGCGAAATCGGAGGATGAGTACTTGTTCTCTTCGGGAGGAACAGCAAGCCAAAGGCTCAAGAAATACGCTCAGGACTGGCAGATCAAGTTGGCCTCCATTCCGGACACGGGAAAGGCGCTAAGCAAGGCGACTTACCGCTCTCAACCGATCTATAACATGATCGTTACGGATCTAAGGGAGACGGTGAAGCTTGGCGGGGATGCGTACATGCCGCGGATGACGCCTGCGGGTCTCGAGCTGTTCAAAATCGGCAGCAACACAATCGTATGGAAGCTTGAAGCTCTGGAGGGCATCGACCAGCATAGGACCTTGGAGGGAACGGTCACTAAGGTCAAGGTGATTGGCAGCACCAATAGCAGCAAACCAGCGAGTCCGAGAACTGGCAACGATAAGAACAAAGCCGATCCCCCTTCGCATTTTTTGGCGGTAGAGACGGGAGAAGTCAGTAAATTCGGGACTTTGCAGCGGATTGTTCAGGACGAGGATGTAAAGGCTCCTGCAGACGCGAAAAAACTGGCTAAAAGCATGCTGACCGGACTCCAGGAGACCTTCACCGTCAACGGGCTCGACATTAACACGCTGCGGGCCGGGGATAAGGTGGAGCTCAACGGTATGGAGCTGATCGTCATGTCGGTATCGCATGAGCTGGGCGACCCGGGCCGGATGTCGCTGGAGCTGGGGTCATATGATTATGTGAAAAGGAGGTATTATCTGAACCATGGCTGATCCATATAAATCGTTGGCAGCAGCGTTTCGGGAGCAGATGACGGGGTATGCCAAAGATATGCTGTCCGGCATATCCACGGAGCTCGGAACGATAACGGCGTCGGGGCTGAAGCTGGATAATTTCAAGCACGAAATCAAAAGTTATTTAGTTGCGGATTTTCCGGTTACCCTGGAGGTGCCGGCTTTTCACCTGGTGGGCACGATGATGTCGCCCGTGGATCAGGAGGGCTATCCGCTGGGAGTGCCTGGACCGCGAACGCGTTTTGAATTTGAGGCGGCCGAGATCAAGGATGTTCACGTCAATCTGGCGGATGGCCTGCAGCCGGGGGATCGTGTCGTTGCCGTTAATTTAAATGGCGGCCATGATGTGGTCGTTATATGCAGGGTGGTGAGCCAAGATGGCTAATTTATTTCCAGAGGAGAAGGAATGGGGAGCGGGTGCGGACAGTTTGGAGCTGACTGATGCGCTTGATGGGCAGAGCTCGGGAGCTGGAGGAGCTGGTGGAATGTTTGGACGCAGCTGGCTGTTTGATTTTGAGGCCGGGGAGTTCCGGATGACCCCCACGCGAAAAATCGTGCCCGCCGACGAGACCGCAGCCTGGATTATGTGGTGCGAGAAGGCCGTGCGAACGGCAAGATACCATCATATCATATACTCCCGCAACTACGGGCAGGAATACGAAGGCCTAATCGGCCGGGGGATGAGCCGGGAAGCGCTGGAATCGGAAATTCAGCGCATGACGACGGAGGCATTGATGGCAGATCCGCATACAGAGCGGGTGGATCAGTTTTCTTTTCGCTGGTCGGGGGATGCCTGCCTGTTCTCCTGCCGCGTGATGAATGTAAGGGAAGATACGGCGGTTTTGGAAGGGAGCGTGACTGTGTAATGGCAGGATTGCCAGTATATTTGCAGGAACAGACGGAAGAACAGATTATGCAGCGGATGCTAAGCCGGGTGCCTGACGATATCGACAAATCGGAGGGCTCTTTTATTTGGGATGCGCAGGCTCCTGTGGCTTTTATGCTATCGGAGGCCGCGCTTTGGGCCAGGCAGGTGCTGGAATGGGGCTTTGCCAGCTCGTCCTATGGGCCATACCTGGATATGCGGGCGGCAGAGCATGGCGTTGCGCGGCGTGCGGCGACGGCGGCAACCGGACAGGTTCGGTTTACCGGAACGCCCGGAACGACGGTGCCGGCAGGTACGCTGGTAGCTACTCCGGCAGATGAAATGACGGGGGAAGCTTCCATTGAGTATGCGACGACGGCTGCTGTGACACTGGATGACACCGGTATGGCATTAGTGGGGATTCGCGCCGTAGAGCCAGGCCGCAATGGCACAGTGCCTGCGGGTGTGATTACCGTAATGTCTGCCCCGGTAAACGGGATTGTGGCAGTGACGAACCTGGAGGAGACGCGGGGCGGCACGGATGTAGAGTCGGATGAATCGCTGTTGGAACGTTTTTTGAATCAGGTGCGAAGCCAAGGAACGAGCGGGAACAAAGCCCAATATATGAAATGGGCCGGAGAGGTGCCGGGCGTTGGCGGCGTACAGGTTCATCCGTTATGGAACGGAGCGGGAACGGTCGGCATTTATTTGCTTGATGCGGACAAACGCACGGCTAACGAGGATATCGTGACAGCCGTCCAGCAGTATATTGACCCGACGCAGGACGGGCAAGGGGAAGGCATGGCCCCGGCCGGGCCGGTCGTAACCGTGATGGCTGCTGAGGAAGTGCCGATTCATATCAGCGTTAAGCTTACTTTGGCAGACGGTGCTACGTTGGCCGAAGTGAAGGCGCTGATCGAAAAGGGAGTACAGGCTTATTTGAAGCAGCTGGCTTTTGCCGATCCGCTCGTCCGGGTTACGCGCATTGCTTCGGTTCTGCTGGACATTCCGCCGATCATCGATTATGCGATGTTAACGGTGAATGGCAATGCAGAGACAAATGTCCAGATTCAACCTGGCCAGGTAGCTGTGTTAGGGATGGTGGATGTGTATGAGTAGTGCAGTGACGGCATGTTTTTGGGGTCATATGCAGAAGTCAATGCTTGCTGTTGAGGATGGTGCGAAATAATGAACTATAAAGTGATGTTGAGTGCTGGGTATAAAGCGATAATGAGTGCTGGAAATGGTGGTCGTCTATGAGTATTCAAATGATGACAAGCCCGAGAGGGCGCGAGCTTTTTTCGTACCTTCCGGGCTATTATGAAACCTCCCGCGTCATGCGCGGGGACATGGATGCAAAGGGCGCTGAAATGGATCTGCTGTATCGGGCGCTGGATGAGACGTTGGAGCAGTTTTTCGTAAAGACGGCCACTTGGGGGCTGGATCGTTGGGAGCAAGAACTGGGGATTGAAACAGACTTGACCAAGCCACTGGAACAGCGGCGTGCCGTTGTGGAGTCAAAGCTGAGGGGTGCCGGGCAATTTACCGGCCGATTGGTCAAAAATGTAGCCGAAGCATACGACGGCGGCACTGTTGATGTATTTTTTCAACCGGAGGAATGGAGCTTTACGATTAAGTTTATCGATACGATAGGCATTCCCCCTAATCTGGATGACTTGAAAGCTGTTATCGAGGAGCTTAAACCGGCGCACTTGGCGGTGGAATATGAGTTCAGTTATTTGCTCATTCGGGATATTCAAGCCGTGATGACTCTCGGAGAACTGCAGCAGGTGCCGCTATCAAAATTTGCAGGAGGTGGTTCAGTTGGCAAGTAACACAGAACATCTGAATTTGCTGAAGAAGGATCCGGTAGCGGATGGGAATGAGACGTTTAATATTGAGACGATGCTGAACGAGAATTGGGATAAGATTGATGCTGCAGTGGGACAAGTGCGGGAAGAATTGCAGGATATTGATATTCCACTGTCGGACGCAACGGTCGGGACCCGTAGTAATGTCGCGGCTTCAGAAAAAGCCGTCGGTCAGGTCATGAGTGCGGCAACATCCGCACAGGATACAGCTAACGCAGCAAATACTGCAGCGGCAGCAGCGCAGGCGAGGGCTGATTCGGCTTTTCAGCTTGGAGTTGAGCGGAAAAATGAAGTGGTTGCCGCGCTTAATTCCATGGGTGTACCGGCATCCACGAGCGAATCATGGGATTCGCTGATTGGTAAGATGGCAGCGATTATTAATAGAGGAGGACAAGTGATTACTCCTGGAACAACAAATAAAGCTATTCCAGCAGGATATCACAATGGGAGCGGATATGTTGTTGGTGAACCGAATCTTATAGCTGGCAACCTTCCGAAGGATAAAACTTTTTGGGGGATAGTAGGGGCGCTGGAACGCATGACAACTGCTGAAAAACAAGCCATTGCCAACGCAATAACCGGTAAGGGCGTTGTAGCGTCTGCCTCTGATACGAACGCAATACTAGCGCAGAAGATTGGGCAAATAACCACACAATTAAAGCAAGCTTCTGGGAATGCCAGTGGGAGTCATTCATTGGAAGTAAACAATCTGGATTTCAATCCTATGGTGATCATGTTCGGATATTCAGGAAACTTCCGGTATTCAGTTAATAGTTGGGATGACAGAACTGCTAGCGTATCAGGTGATGCCTATTTTTTTAGAGAAGGAGACCTTTCGTATAAAAGACTAATTTCGGAAACTAATTCAGGGAGAGATGGTTCGACAAATTTAGAGGTTACTGCCACTAATAAATGGCTTCCTAATGGATTTATTATCAATGTCAGCTTGTGGACTAATTATTCAATTACGTATTCTAGCAGGGGAATAGGCAGATGGTATGCATTTGGTATATAGGTAAACACTATAATTAAAAGCAAACCTCAGGTTAAAGTATCATTGTTTTAAATTGTTTGCCCCCGATCCCGGGGGCTATTCTTTTTGAAACGGAGGGAGCAGGATGGAAATTACGATACTTATCTCCATTGCGACAGCCGTTAGTGGAATTTTGCTAGGCTGGTTGGGGCGCACACGGACCATACGCCAGGATGCAGCCAAAGATGCGGAGGCCGGGGCGACCCTGCAGACAGACGTAGAATATATCAAACGCGGCGTCGATGATATCAGGGTGGACGTGCGAATTCAAAGCCAGCGCTTAGATGGAATATCCGAACGCGTCACGCGGGTAGAGGAATCGACCAAGCAAGCGCACAAGCGGCTGGACCGCCTGGAGGAATAAACTATATTAAAAGCTGGAAAGGAAGATAGTGATGGACTGGAACGTTATTTTTGAACTCATTCATCCGTATTTATTCGGAGTTGTGGCAGTATGTTGGGTAATCGGTTATATTCTCAAAAAAACGCCCAAGATTCCCGATTGGAGTATTATATATATCGTTACCTTCGTTGCAGTTCTGCTAACCATTTGGCTGCTTGGATGGGGGCCGGATTCGCTGATTCAGGGCATTCTTACCGGAGCGTTTGCGGTATACGGCAATCAGTTCGTGAAGCAAGCATTGAAAGGGGCCGATGATCAATGAAAACGGTATGGATCGACGCGGGGCATGGAGGGAAAGATCCGGGAGCAACCGGAAATGGATTGAAGGAAAAAGATATTACTCTCCTTATTTCGCTTGCCATGAAGCAACAACTTGAAGCTCAGTATGCGGATGTGAAGGTACTGCTCTCACGGACGACAGATGCTGATATCACCTTAAAAGAGCGTACCAGCAAAGCCAATCAAGCGGGCGCTGATATTCTTATCTCCGTTCACTGCAACGCCGGGGGTGGTGCCGGAGGATTCGAGTCTTACCGCTATACCTCGGCATCGGCGGCATCTAAATCTCTACAAGATATGCTGCATAACGCAATTATGGCGGAGCTCAAGCCTTATAACGTCACTGACAGGGGCAAAAAGGCCAAAAATCTTCATATGCTTAGGGAAAGTAAAATGCCCGCGGTGCTGACAGAGAATTTGTTCGTTGATGTAACTGGCGATGCGAACAAACTGAAGCAGCAGGAGGTAATTGAAGCCATCGTCAAAGGACATGTAAAAGGTATTGCTCAATTTTTGAGATTGGAGCCTAAAGGAGGTAAACAGCGAGAAGCGGTTGATCCTGAAAAAACAAAGAACTGGAAAGAAAGCGGCCGCGAATGGCTCATTGCGAACGCTGGGATCAGTCCGGACTGGAAAGCAACCGACCCGATCGATATCGGAACGCTGGGCACGATTCTCAGCAGATTGCAGAAGTAAATTCCCATAGCGCCTGGGAGTTTACTCTTCAAGATTGCAGCTTTATTGTAGGACTTGTTATTTTGCAGTCGGTTACTTGTCTACCGTTTCCTCGATGCATGTCTATTAGTTGTCCCGCTCGCTATCTAATTGTCATTTATCACTATCCGCTATTCGCTGTCCATTATTCGTTAATCTCTAATCTTTTAATCTATAACAGCCACTCGTATTTAGCTAGTTAGCTAGAACTAATTGTATTTGTTACATTTAAAAACTGCCGTTTATCGATGACAACATAAACTAGCTGCATTTCTTACAGTTAGAAATGAGATATGGAGGCTAGTCAGGCAAAATACCGTAAACTAAATGTAGGAATTACATTTACTTCGCAAAACTTACCCTTATTCGCCTAAGTAAATGTAGAATATACATCTAGCGGACGTCCTCCCATACTAGACTACCAGCTTGCAGGCGAGTCGCAGTAATTATTACCCATGGCTAAGCCTGAATCTAAAGGAACAAAGGATTAGCAACCCCATTGATCTCAAGACGCAGACTCCCTGTAAGTTTCTTTAAGACCAATACACGCTAAACAGAATGTACGCCACATATGCACACCCCATCAGTATGCAAAATGCAATAATCCACAAAATCCCCTTCCCTTTGCCTCGATATCTTTCGCCAAGCTTCCACATGATGCAGTCCCCTTTCAGTTTCACATGATCGATTTTCCCTTTAATACCCCATGCTTCTCCTCTCCCGCATACTATTCCTTAACGTTGCCTGACAAACGAGCCATCTTAAGGAAAAATCCGGGCAATCAGGCGCCCTTTTCCACTTGTTAAAGAACATAAGTTCGTATATAATACAAACAAATGTTCTTATCGGAGATGATTCTGGTGAAAAAATACATCAACCAAGTAGTCGAAATTATTTACATGGATCGCAGCGGTCATATTACCCAGCGTTCGATTCATATTCATGCTGTTCATGGTGAACTGGTGCGGGCAACATGCCTGTCGACGGGAGCTCCAAGAGCCTTTAGAAAGGAACAAATCCTTGCTCTTCGTCCTGTAAAGCAAACTTCAAAGCAATTCGAAAAAATGAAGCTTTCTGCAGCTCATTCTGAAGACGTTCCTGTAAGCCATTTAGCAGCAGGCTATCCTGCAACTCATTCTGGAAACGTTCCTATAAACCACACAGCAGACTATCTTGTCAACCATCCCGCAAAACACTCTGCTATTCATCCTGCAAACCCATCTGCATCTGGGAAAGGAGGCAGCTATCATGCTTCCTGATTTAGAACGCAAACTGCTGCGAATCATTCACAACTTTTGGTCGCAGCGCCGCCGCATGCCTACCCTAAAGGAACTTGAACGTACAACTGGCAGGGAGGAGCGGGTGATCTTAACAGCCATAGGAAGGCTGGAAAGCGATGGATACCTCCAATGGCCGGACAAACCCAAATTAGACAGCTTGAGGCTGGTGAATGCTCCAGGGGCGGGGGAACAAGCTAAAGCTAGGCCGCGTGGGGGATTGCGCAGCGATATCGATTACTGGACGAATTATTGA